GTGGTGAACGGAGGTAAACAGTAGTAAACCGTTGTCGCCTTTCTACACGATGTGACTATCATCACATATCGGGGCGGAATTTGTCGCTCGTTGTAAACGGATGTAAACCCTTGTCAACTATCTACACGAAATGACAAAAAATAAGCTCCGCAAATTCTCCACGTCAGAAATATGTATCAAAAATATGTGGAAATTTGGGAACCATCAAAAAGCAGTCTGAAAGTGTTAAATTTTAGAATACGTTGATAATTAAAGGTTTATGTTTGGTTATTTCTGGTTGTTTTTGGTTGTTTTGGGCTTCTAAATACAGTAATTTCACCTTCGATAGTAGCTTCAACGTTAGATACTGAAGGCATAACAACTGCTTTACCTGTAGTGATAACTTTGATACCTAATTTGTCAACAATCAAAGCATCTTGCAATGGTTCTAACAATTCAGTTGCATATTCACCTCTAATTGCATCAACTTCGGGAGTTTGTGTTTCATTTGCTCTTAATGAAATAACATTACCTGCAACGTTTTGTAAATCTTCTGTGCTTCTATTGTTTGTAATAGCTTGCATTGCTTTTGCAATATTCTCTCTGAAATTCATTTTCTTTGTATTTTTATTTTGTAAGTTATTTTCTTGTTGTGTTTGTATTTGTGCTTCCAATTCTCTTATCTCCAATTCTTTGTATTCAAATTGGTATTTTTCATCTTCTGTCAAACTTCTTTCTTGAACTTCAGCACCATCTAAAATTTCTCGCATTTCTTCTTTAAGTAAAGCGATTTTGTCTAATAGTTCTTGATTCATTTCTTAGTTAAGTCTTTGTCTGTAGCTGTCTAACTCTTCTTTCCAATTTGGAGTGACATCATTATTATTTTCAACAACCTCTGTTGTTTCTCTTTCAATCACTTCTTCAAGTGAACGTACTGATACTTCGGTATCTGAATAAGCAGGGTCGGCTACAATTGAACAATCATATAACTGTTTAATCTTTCTAACATAGCGTTTAGCCATACCTCTTTCCTTGTCATATTCAACATCTACTTCATCATCTGTAAATGCAAAGGAACAACCATTATAGTCATTACGCTTTACCATTTCTCTAATGAATTGTCCATCTACTGTATCGGGAATTTCAAATCTAAACTTTAAACCATACTCATCTATTTCTAATTTGAGTGAACCTTCACCGTATCTACTTCTAGCCAACATTCTACTTTTTGTATGGTCTATCAACATCTTAATATCTGAACGATGTATCAATTCCATATCTATCGCTTGTGGGTCTATCACTTCAATGAAATATCTGTGATTTAATTTATCATATAAAATTTCTGATTCTCGATTGAATACAACTGCGTAACCTTCTATAATATTGTCACTCACTTGTGACATTTCTTGAATTGAACGTATTTCCATATATATTTCAATCTTTATTTAATATGATTGAAACATTCATTTTGATAGCAACTTTAACCTAATTCATTGAGATTCAAATCTTTATTTTCTTCTTTTTCTATTTCTCCTGTATCTGAAACAATATTATCTGCATTGACTGTCGGGTTTTCTACTGATTGTAAATTGGTGCTAACCAATACTTTATCACCACCATCTACAGGTTTTTGATTATGTATTCTTCTAATATCATTGACTGATAAAACACCTAACTGCAACTGCTTTTCATAAGTACTAAGAACATCTTTATAATATGGTAAAGTACTTCTACTAAATTCTATCTTATATTTTGTACCTACTGAATCTGAAATTAAAGCTGTATTAAATGCTTTCTCTATCTTAGTCAACAAAGGATTTAATGTGTCAACAAAGAAATTCAATTGTTCTTGTTGAGCTGCTTGATAGTTTGAACCCATCGCAATATATAATTTGGATAATGAGATACCCATAAATCTTGCTAAGTCTGACAAAGTATATTGCTTGTTCTCGTTTATCATCAAGTCCTTTGTAGTTTGTGACATTGTTTGCCACTTAACACCACTAGGCATAGTAAGAATATCCTTACCACTACCTAATTCATTTTCCATATTGGTACGAATATCTTGTATTTGATTGTCTTGTGCATCACCAAATCCGTATTACAGAAGATTCACTTGAGATAATGCCTTTTAATCTACCACCACTATTTAAAGTCGCTAATGATTCACTATCACACGCATTTGCTAAACCTAATGTTTTTGCTGCAAATTCTACTATTGATTTACCTACTATATTTTCAAGTGATTTGTGTTTGATATGAATGATTTGATTGGCATTGAAAGTACCGCTAATACCATTATAGGTGTCTGTAATAGTATATTTGTTTTGTATTACATCATTGTAAACTGTATGTGGATAAAGTAACACCAACTCCTTAATATCACCTTTTATGTCTCGATTGATATATATATAAGCATTACCGTATATCATCATTTGCATCACAGTTCCTTCAAGGAGTTCATATATTGTTTGTCTCTTATTTGATTTTCTTGTTAAGATACTATGCAACGGATTCTTTTCGTCAAGTTCCCAATATCCTTGTTTATTCTTATGGTATATATCTAATGGTATAGTAGCAACTGAATCTGTTAAGATTGAAATACCTCTATATATAACACTGTTTGTTAAGGCTAAATCGGGATTAGTTATATTTGTATATTTATTAGCCTTTGTTGCAATATAATTCACATTAACACTGCTTCTTTTATTTACTTCCTTCTTTTTACTAAAAGAAAAAATATCTCTAAAATTCATTTTATATTAAATTTTTCAAGTCTTATTTTATTATATGTTTGTATTCAAGTATTTGATATAATATTGAGTTTTGTTTTGCACATGCAAAACAAAACAACTATCTTTGAACCAATGAATATTTTAAAAAAGCTTTGGTATAAATACACTTGTTCTAAAGAAGATTATGAAAAACTGTTAGAACAAGATAAAAGGGTACATTATGCACTACAGTACCTTAGAGAACATATATACTTTGTCAACTACGAACACACTACTTTTGATTGGGATGATTCTAAATATGGTATCATATTGGAACATCATTTATGTAACGTATCTCCATTATATAAAAAAGGTTACACACAATGGGAAGTTATTTGTATTGCTAGGAAATTATACAATCCATATACTGAAATTGATGCCAACACACGCAACTTGAAAGTTATGAAGTTTTACAAGTTTGCTGACTATGAAACAGAATATACATATTTGGATTCAAACAAATCAAAAGAAGAAATGCGATATTCTGCTTATCATAAGAAAATTAGAGTATTCAAAGATACCATATATCCAATTCAAACTTATCTTTTATAGTTACTAAACATACCCATACACATAAGCATACATATTGCTCCATCAATTTTATCATTATGTGTTTTCTTCATTGGTTTCTTGTTTTCCATCTTATCTACGTCTATAGCAACATTGTTGATACAATATAAATTCAATGGGTTATCATCAAATTTTAATCTGTCTTGGTGTGCTGCCAATTCAAATGATTCTACTGGACTTGTAAAGTTGCTATATGTCTGACTGTATGGTACAGCACATTTAATACCGCTTGCTTTAATGATATTGATAAACTCTCTACTTCTATAAGCATCATACCCTATTTGGAGAATATTCAAATATTTAGCGTTGGATATAATATCATTAGCTATCTGTTGGTAGTCTATAACATCATTACCACATACTATTAAATGTCCGTCTTTTACCAACTCCTTATACATTTCACTGTTAGAATGATTCTCTATTGTCTGTTTTGGTATATAATAGAAATTCTTGAAAACAAATCTTTTATTTATTGAATCATACAAAGCATAACATACACAACTGAAGTCATCTTTAACAGACAAGTCAACCGATACCATTGCATTAGGTCTAGACTGCAACATATTGAAGTCAAAGTGTTGTGTGTTCCTTTCAATGACTTTAGGATTAACCCATATTTGTGTTTGTGGCAAAGTGAATATATTTAATAGCTTACATTTGAACTCTAACATATCATCAGCACTCATCAATGCCTTTTGATATTCTGCTCTGTAAAATTCTTCATTAACTGTTATACCTAGGTGGGGTTGTACTTTCTTCCAAGTATTCACATCACCAATATCATCATCTTCATCAGCTTGAAAGATGCTCGCAAAAATGGTATCATTATCTAATTCACCTTCCAATACTCTTTTATAGTTGGCTAACATCTGTGTAAATGGTGTGTCAAGCTTTGATGAAGCTGTAGTAATGGTAACTACCAACGGATTCTTTCTAACACCCATACTTGAAGTAAGTACATTTCTTAGTGCTGCATCATCCGCCTGCGAAAACTCATCAAGGATTACCGTTGAAGCATTCAAACCATCAAGTTTATCAGCACTAGCTGCAAGACATCTAACCAATGATGTTTTGTTAGGCATCTTATTATATATAATATCCCTATTAAGTCTAAAGTGAGAAAGTTTTGGGTCTAGTTCTTTAAGACTGTTCTTTATAATCTCAAAGCAGATTTGGGATTGTGCAAAGCTATTTGAACCTACATAAGATTGTGCATCATTTTCTCCAAATAGCAAGTCATATATAGCTAAAGATGCTACCGATGTTGTTTTACTGAATTTTCTTGGTACAAATAACAGTGCATCCCTACATAGTCTATATTCACCACCTTTCTTATAAAAGCCTAAAATGTTGGCAAATTGAAATACTTGGATTGGTGTTAATTTGAATGATTGCATTCCGCTTATTGGAAGGGAACTTTAAACATTCATAGAACTTAACGAACTTCTTTACCTCTCTACTTTTGAACTCTAAATCTTCCCTTTGAAAAAAGTCCAAGAATCTAAATACAGCTAAAATCTCATATTTATTGTGTTGTGTAGGATTGTCTAGTACTTCTCTTATATATGAATGAAGCCTTGAATCAATTGCATTTAGACTTTCTTCTGAAATTGTATAATATTTAATTTTTTCAATAACTTCATTTTTCGTCATTATTATTGTATTTGTATTGCAAGTTTCACATGTGAAACTTGCTTATTATTCTATATTATTCATAGATTCAATAAGATTGGAAAGTGGGTCCGTATTACTCATTCCTGTTACTTTTGATTCTAATGATAAACCTAATTCTCTTAAATTCTTTCTTAATGATTCTGATAGATTGATTAAATCAGTTGTTAATGGGTTTCTTTGATATTTATACCCCTTTTCAGTTTTTGTTGGTTCAACAACACTTTCAGTACCGACAAAAGCATTTATCAATTTTTGATATTGGTATATCTGACAACTCACATTCAATACTTGAACTTCCAAAGAATTATCAAATAACCCCTTTTGTTTTAATAGTTCAACCAAGTAGTTATATATTTTCTTTATCTTGGTATCAAGATTTATTAGTTTAATTAAATCCATAAATTATTCTTTTATTAATATGATTATTAGATGATTTTTGATAGATTTACTCAAAATATCTATTCATAAAATCATCAGTTCTTTCTTTATTATTCCTCTTTACACTTTCTTTTTGATTTTTGTGTAGTTTCATTTCCAAATGTAAATTCTTGTGGCATTGGTGGCATAAAGCTTGAAGGTTGGAGTATTTAAAACACATTTCTTCCATCAACTCAATATTGTTAGAGAACTGTTCTAAGGGTTGTATATGATGTACTTCTGTTGCTAACTTATCCCTACATATTTCACATATTGGATTATATATAAGTTTAGTGTGTCTTGTGTTCCTCCATCTAACACTGTTTATCAATTTAATGTATTTCTGATTTCTACTCATAACTTGAAAAATTCATTCATTTCTTTATCACATTCTGTTTGATTCTTATATCTTTCCTTTTTGGTATAAAATCTTATTAATGATTCGTGGAACACATCTCTTTTATCATACCCCTTTGATGTAATTTTATCATCATTCCTACTAAACTTATTAAATAGTTTTGTGTAATTACGTTCTACCCAATCATCAATGTATTTCTTATTTCTAAGGTTAGGAATAAGTATTGTATATCGTTCATTCTTTAAATAAGATTCATTCACAAACTTGTTATTCAAAATCATATTCAATGTGTTTTATTTTCTTAGGTTTAGTATAGTCAAACGAAATTTCACCATCTTCTAATTCTCTGAACATATCTTCAATGGTTTCTTCCTTTGCTTGTTTATTTGCATATAAATTGCAGAATACTTTAACAATAGTCTTTACCAACTCTGCATTACTTCTAAATTTATATCCTTCTTTTATCTTGTTTAAATCAGCATATATTTCATCATTTACTCTAAAAAAAATATTGTTGTTATTCATTCTATATCTTCTTTTATTATAAATATAAGATGGACTATAAAAAGTAAATAAAAAAAGGTGTTACATTTCACATGTAACACCTAATACACTAATAATAAAAGAATTAATTATTCTTTAAATTTTCTATTTCTTGTTCCAAAGCAGCAATTCTATTCA